GTGAACCCAGACAACGTGCCAATCGTGATGATGGATGCGCCGATAGTCCAGAGGAGTGCGTGAATCTCGCCCCAGAATCTCATTGTCGTCTCCGTAAAGTAGGCGCAGGACTTGCCGCTAATAGTACCGCACCCAACGCAACTAACGCACGACGCTCAGACACAGGAATGCGTGAATCAACCGGCACATAACTATCGGCGAACCCTGAGAAGATATTCAACACTGACTCAAAAGCTTCACGCACCTCAGCAGGAGCATCCTGAACCGCAGCCACAACCTCAGCAGCTTGCTCCACAGACAACTCATCTGTGCTGATCTCATCGAACAACGCCTCAGCCTGGACGCTGGTGATGGCGGCTAGGACTTCAGGGCTGGAGACGAATGCGGCGGCTTGGCTGGTGTCAAGGTCTTTGGTGATGAGGTCGTCGACTAGGGCAACGATTTGTTCTTCGGTGGCTTCTGAGAGCTGTTCGATGACGGCATCAAACTGTTCTACGGTCAAGGCTTCTTTCACGTCTGGTGGGGCTGGGGCGGTGTCAGGTGGCGGTGGCGCAGTGTCGGGGATTGGGAACGTCTCGGGGGCTTGTGGTGCGTCTGGTGGGCTTGTGACTTCGACCAACGGTAGGGTAGCGGCTGGCGGAAAAGTAGGGTTTGTTTCGGGAGGTTGTGGTGCTGTTTCTGGTGGAGTTGGTTGTGTCTCTGGTGGTGTGGGTTCCGTATCTGGTGGTGCTGGCATCGTTGTGGGTGGTGGCTCAACCGTTGCAGGTGGTTGCGCTGGCGGTGGTGATGGTGGTTCTGTGGTTGTTGTGGTGGCAGGCACCGTCGAGGTGGTCGTCGTTGAAGTGGTGGTTGTAGATGCTTGAGTTGTTGACGGTTCTAGCGTGGTCGTCGTTGATTCTGTTGATGTTGTTTGGGGTACGGAAGAAGTAGTTGATGCTTGAGTTGTTGTTGATTCGGCCACAGTCGTTGTGGACACCTCACTTGTTGTTGTGGACACAGTCGGGCTGGTAGTGAACGCCTCGTCCGGCACGATCTCCCATTGACCGTCGTCAATCTTCCAAGCCAACATCAAGCAGGCACCCCCGCCATTCTCATACGCGAAGAGTTCTAGCGGCACACTGGCGGCCTGAAGGCTGAGGTTCCCAGACATCGTCCAGGTGCAACCCTGGTCATACCAAACACCGAACGTGTTGCCACCAATCGTGATCTCACCACCATCATCAGAAGCCAACATGAACTCAATCGACTCATGCTCAGGGATCAAGATGAAGCCCGTTAGATGCACCATGAACAGATCATCAGGACAACCCTCAACAGGCTCGCCGTCATAGCTGCGATTGATATTGTTCTCAACCTCACTCGCACACAACGTATACAAACTCGTTGACTGCTGAGGAGGTATCTCGTCTACGACGTAGTAAGAGGCATCCAAGCCTTGAACCGCATCAGCACGAGCAACGAATGGGAAGAAACTTAGAACTACAGCAGGAAGAAGAATCAGCCAGCGGGGTATTCGACCCACGACAACGAATCCTCATCCCAGTAGAAATCACCTTCTGGTCTCGGTGTCGGCGGTTGCCAATCATTATTTGCATCAAGCGACCAAGAAGCAAACGGTCGAGGAGCAACAAAGTCATCAGCCGCATCAAGGTAGGTGTATCCGATACCTGCGTAGGTCTTGCCTTCAACACCAATAAAAGTTTCAACCCATGTACCTGGATAACGCTCAGGATTAGCAGCCATAAACTCTGCGGTAACAACAGCAACATGAATGACCACATTGTTTGCGTCAATCTGTGCAAAATATTGTGCGCTCATACCTTGAACCTCACATAAACAACACCGACACTGCCAGCACCGCCAGACTGTGTAGCGCCTGAACCGCCGCCTCCGCCGCCACCACGAACACCCGCTGACCCAACGGCGTTCTTGCTGCCATTCCCGCCACCGTCTGTTCCTGTACCAGGAGAACCCGTAGCTGCGTCACCAAGTCCACCTCCACCGCCACCCGCATAACCTAACGATGAACCCGTGATTGTGGAAGTGATACCTGCGCCTCCGTTTCCGCCGTCAGTAAAACTGCCGTTTGCACCAACCGCAGTCATCCCACCACCACCACCAGAACCACGCCGAGCACCGAAGGTGGCTGTACCACCAGCAAAACCTGTGACTCCGCTCAATGTTGCCGTTCCAATAGAACCGTCAACATGACAGCCTCCACCTGATGAGCCGCTTCTGCCGTTTACATTTGTGGAACCACCACCACCACCACCACCACCCAATGCAATAATCTTTTCCAAAGCACTAGCACCACCGTTTGTACCTTGTGAAGAAGTTGCTCCACCAGCACCAGCAGCACCAATCTTGACAGAAGCATTGGCGGCGAGATAAATCGTTTGTGCTATTGCTTGACCACCGCCGCCACCACCACCCTGACCATAGAAACCCGAAGTGGCGTCACTACCACCACCACCACCGCCGCCGCCGCCAACAGTAAGAACATCAAACAGACCAGCCTTAGTGACCGTCAAAGTCCCATCGGTTGTGAAACTGAGCAGCGTGTACGCTACGCCGCCATCAGTGATGCTTGACGAGCTGCCACCGGTTGCAACACCGTACCCAGTTGACAAATCAACCCAAGCAGAACCGTTGTACACCTGCAACTGTGTTGCTGTCGAATAAGCAACCATGCCCGCAGAAGGTGTAGGGATCGCAGAACTTCGTGCTGCTGTACCAGCAAAAACCATCACGGCTTGATCCATGAGATAGCCCTGAACATCGGCTGCGTTCAGCACATCTCCAGAGTTGAATGTTTTGCGTCCTAAGCCTGCCATGATGTCTCCTAATCTACACGCTCACCCAAGCCGTACCGTTGTAAACTTGGATTCCTGTTGCTGTTGAATACGCGACCATTCCTGCTGAAGGGGTTGGGATCGCTGAACCTCGTGATGCTGTACCATCAAACACCATCACGGCTTGATCCATGAGGTAGCCCTGAACGTCGGCTGCTGTCAGCACGTCTCCAGAGTTGAATGTCTTACGACCTAATCCTGCCATGATTCTCCCATACTACTGAAGTGCATACGTTGCGTCATTGAGTTCAGACGTGTCAAGTATAAACGCTGTGAGAAGATCAATCTTGCCGAAGCCGATATTCACTTCATGTCTGGCAGGGCTGAGACGGTGTTGGATGGATTCGACAACCACATTCTGGGTGACGGTCAGCGGGGTACCGCTGGTGAACACACGGGTTACCGACAGAATGTCACCAATCTCCAAAGCTGCGATCTGTTCCTGTTGTGCAGCCGTCAACATGTTCACGAGAACCGAAGCCTCCGAGAACCTCACCTCCGGCTCACTGAACCTACCCACCAGGTTCGTAGCCAAAGCCGACCCAGCCGCAGCTGTATCCAACGGGATGTCAGTCAACGAGAAAGTCTTGATTCCGTACTCGGTTTGGCTGGCCGTACCATTCGCCACACTCGACACCGTCCCACCAGATATCTGCACTGTTGCACGGTTCACCACAGTCTCAGCACCGTAAATGTTCGACAACGACTGAATCGGGATAGCACCCGTCGCAGTACCACCAAGACTTGCCACAGCCGTCCCAAACGAAGTGGACACACGCGCATCAAAGTTGATGTTCCCAGAACGGTCAGCAAACAAACGACCATCCTCAGCGAACTGCACAGCCTGCAAAGCAGCCAACGCATTCGTCGCATCCTCATAGGCAACCGTGCCACACGTTGCCACACCAGTAGAGATAGAACGCAACGCTGTAGACCAAGCCACCTCACTCCTGTTCAAGATGGTGTTGACTCGGGCTGAGGTGAGTTCAGCCGATGGGGTGAATCCTGTGAGTGTCGTTTGTGATAGTTGGGCTAGGGCATCAACAGCGGAGATGCTTGCTGTTGAGAGTTGTGGTTCGGCATAGTCAATGTTCAAGTCAAAGACATACCCTGAGAACATCGAAGCTGTGCCAGCGGTGCCACCGTACACCTGCACCTGGCGACGTGGGGCAATACCCAACGCACCTTGATACCAAGTTGAGTCAGTGTTGAGTGGGTCAAACTGGCGGCCTGAAGCCTGGTCGTTCGCAACGATGTTGAGGGTGCCTGCGTTGAAAGTATCCAACTGGGTTTGACGACCACGATTGATGTTCACTGCTTGCACATATTCAGTGATGTCCACAAAGTCTGTTGAACCATCCAGCACGTCGGTGCCATTCAATGTTGATGAATCAAGTGTGAAAGCGTCAGCAAGAAAGCCGACATCCAACAACACCTTGACCGTTTCCCCCCACTTCATCACCTTCGCCATCAGCCGAACGTCCCCGTGAACGGGTTCCCTCCATTGTTCCTGGCACGACGATTCAGAATGTCCTGAATCTCCTGAGCCACCTGATCAGGACTAGAAACCAAACCAGCATTCACCACCACATTTGTTTGACCACGATAGATGTCAGCCATGCCACCACTAGCGTTACCAGTCACCGTAGACCCGACAGTGCCGGTGAACTCTGACATCGGATTGTTCGCAGCAATCTTCGGATACAACTTCGCCAACTCACCCCGCTTCTCCTCAGCATCATTCAAACGCTCCTGAGCCTCAGCCTCTCGCTCAATAGAATCAGCCACACGCTCACCCGCCTCAGCCTGCTTCTTCTTCGCATCATTGACCGCAAGCAACGCCTCCTCATAAGCCTTACTACCATCAGTCGCACCAGACACAGCCTCATTCAACAACTGCTGCTGATCCTTCAACTCACCCGTCGCATCAGTCTGATCATCAGTCGCATCCTTCAAAGCCAACTTCGCCTCAGCCAACGCAATCTCAGCCTCACGAATAGCCTGAGGAGAAGACTCAGGATCCTTACGAACCTTCGCCAACTCCAACTCAGCATCCTTCACCGCGAACGTCGACTGCTCAATCCGATACCCAGCCCGCTCAACGCCACGCTGAGCCTTATCCAAAGCCAACGCAGCTGCTTTCGCCTCCGGTGAATCAGCACCGAACCCAGCAGTGATCTGAACCAACCTTGCCTGCGCTGTGGCCAGATCAGCATCAGCCTGAGCCTTAGCCTCATTGGCTTTCTTTGAATCCTTCTGCGCATCAGTAAACGCCTTCGATGCTTTCGTCGAAGCCCGCATCGCATCCGTGTACTTCTCCAACTTCTGCTTCGCAGTTTCAACAGCCTTAGCCGCACCAGTAGTCGCCTTGTCTTTATCCTCTTCCTCTTTGATCCCAGTCCGAATAACTTTGCCAACACGCTCAGCGTTCCGAACCTGCTGCTCAGTAGTCCTGTTGCTCGCAAACTTCAACGCATCCAACTCCAACCGAGCCGACCTGACACCGTTAGCCAAATCCAAGAACAGTTGATCTGCTCCAGCAAGTTGCTCATCAATACGGTCACCGATGTTGCTGGCCGTTACACCAACCGCAAGAGACTTGAATGCACCAACAGCGTTGAATGACGCTGCACTAGCAATAACTCCGACCTGACCCAACTTCTCAATGACATCAGCCAAACTGCGCAAGAACTCAAGGGTGGCAATGTACGCACCTTTCATTACCTCAATGGCTTTGATACCGAAGTCGCCCATCGCAGCAATCGCAAACTCAAACGCTCGACCAACACCCTTCTCACCAAGGTTCTCAGCAAACGCAGTGATCGCAGGAACAATGTTGTCGTTGATGAAGTTGACGAAGTCTTTGAAATATGGCAACAAGACCAAACCGACTTCGGTTGCTGCATCAGACAACGAAGCCTGCAAGATACGCATCTGGTTGGCGAAGCCTTCTGAGGTTCGAGAGAAGTCTCCTTGAGCCAGGTTGGTATCTTTCAGAATCAACGCATACGCGGCCTGAGTCTTGGCAGTAATGTCAAGCGCACCCTTGCCGTCATACAAGCCCATATTGAATGCTTCTTGTTTCAAGCGTGTGTCGTTGATGGCAACACCGAAACGCTTCAACGGTTCAGCCTCACCGGACAAACCTGAACGCAACGCAATGATCGCTTCTTCGATCGGAGTGTTGTTGAATGAAGCCAAGTCAGCAGCCAACTGAACCAACGTGATTGACATGTTTGCGGCTTGACCCTCACCAATGCCGAAGGCTTGGATCAAGTTGCCGAACGTGCCTGACGCTTCCAACGCAGCCTGCTTCGTGATACCGAATGAAGCTGCTGAAGTCTTTGCGAAGTTGTCAATGATGAACGCCGAGTTGCCGAACACCGTGTTCACCTTCGACTGAGACTCTTCTAGATTTGACGCCTGTTGCACCAACTTGAACGAAGCCGCAGCCACAGCACCAGCCGCAGCAGTACCAGCAATCGCCATCGTCTTGAACGACGGGATCAGATTCTTCAAAGACTGGGCAACACCCTTCTCCATCTGCTGAGAAAGATTTGTGAAACTCTTCGCTACCTTTCCAATACCAGTAGTCGCATCACCAATATCAGATACAAACTTGACAACAAACGTGCGCTCACCAGCCATGCGCCGATTCTACTCGGATGCCTCCAACTGCTGACGCAAAGCACGAAACTCTGCCCTCATCGCATCATGCAAATCACGACCCTTCAAACCATCCCAACGAGACAAATCAGCAGGCTCATTCCACCAAGCCTCAGACAACAACACCGATTCATGTCGACGCGCACGAGGCTGACGCACCTGCCGAGACTTGATTGGCTGAGGTTGCTCAACAACATCCCAACTGAAATCGGTATCCAACAACACACCACTACCCTCATGAAACTCGAAGGTCTCACCAGGTGCATGCTGAGGAAGATAGAACAACCGTGCAGGGTCTTTCGTCTGCGGGTCACCAACAAGATTCAACCGTTCATGCAACCCCTGCCACACAGCCCGCCATAATGAAGCAGGCACACGCTCAGCCAAAGGCAACACCAAGTGATAGTGAGGATCATCATCACGATGCGAATAGGTTGAATACGCAAACCACTCCAACCCATCAAGCCTTGCCTCACGGAACGACTCACCGTCCATGTCCACCACCAACGCCTCAATGAACCGCACATTGCGATTCCCACGAGTGGTGTTCGGGTAGTACTCAACCGGTGACCACAAAGCCCCATCAGTCTTGGAAGGGTTCTCCTCGTGATACGACAGCAGCTCACGCAACTGATCCCACGACGAAGCCAACGGCTTCGGCTCAATCGCCTTCACATTGCTGAACAGAACAGCCATGACTACCTCCCTACCTGTCAGGGTAGTGGAATCCCAGCCAAAGTCAACTCTTTCGCAAACTAGCCAGCACCTTCTCAATAGCGTCCAGGTATTCCTTGGCAATGGCGGTCTTCTCTTTCCTGACCGTAGGCCAGAAGAAATACCCTGCCTTGCCTCGATGCCTCAAGAACTGCTGAGTGTTCTTATTCCTGGCACCACCAAACTCGGCACCAAAGAACACGTCACCCCTAGTCACCTTCCGTTTGCGTTTACGGTTCGGACGAGACTGTGAAACAAACCCAGACTTCTCAGACAATTTGATTGTCGGTATCCGGTCACGCCTAGCCCGCATACCCTTCATGACCTCAGTGGCCTGACGGCTACGAGTGATAGACCCAGCCTCAATCCGTGCCTTCACAACAAGATTCTCTGCCACCTGCTGCGCAGCGATTCTCATTTTGTTATTGAACTCTGGCTTCTGCTGTGAAGCTTTACGCAAGAACGCACCCAAGCCCTCAATGACTACCGGATCATTTGTTGTCCGTGATGGTGCGATAGAAACTGCACCTGCTCGACCGAGGGCTGCACCAAGAAACGACATGCACCCACACTACTTCCCTAAATGAATTGCCCTCCAACGAAGATAGGCAAACATTGTGAACAGCATTCGTGGGGATTCTGTCAGCAAAACACTGGGCGCAATCCCTGTCTCTACGGACAGGAACGCAATCATCCAGTGGGCTGACTGATCTCCAAAGGGACGATCACGCCATCATTGGCATCTCCCAAAGACAATGACTCAATCTCATCACACCATGATTCAAAGTCAAGGCCAGTCTTCTTCAAACGATGCTCAGCATGCCAACCCAAATACGCAAGGTCAGTCAATGTGAGTTCTGTTTCAAACTTGGCAACGCTTCGATTGAACTTGCCTTCAAACGCAATGAAGTCTGGAAACGCAGCGACAATGGTTCGTGACTTGCCATCGAGCGCACTTGTCAATTCAAGTGCAATCTTCATATATACCTCCGCAGGTAAGGGTTGTTATGTTGAAACTACGCGCCGGTGCCAGTCTTGGTGATTGCACCAGAGATCGGGTAGGTGATGCTGACAACAGCCAAGTCACCAACAGCACCAGCAACAGGAGTCCAAGACACAGGCAAAGCGTTGAACGCATACTGTGGGTTAGCAGACGAAGCAGCAGCAGTTCCGTTTGGCTTCACAGTCATTGGCACAG